CTCTGAATCCCTGAGAGCTATTATCTTGCCCTGCTCTAGGATATGTTCCGTCTATGTTTCCTGGTACTATCTTACTTGCCATTATTGAATTCCTTTGTCTCTAAATTTAAGATATTTATCGTTGGCTCTTTCTACCTTAATTATTGTGCCGTCAGACGGTACTTCTTTGGTAAAAGTAATTGTTGTCTTTTTGGTTGTTTTGTTGTGCGAAAGTGTGATGCCCAATTCATGATCTGCCGATCTAAGGGTGCCGTCTGCTGTGAGATATGTTGGTTTGATGTTGTTGTCTGCCGTTACTCCTTGCCCTACAAACACTGTATCTGTTCCTTCTTTGATTGTGATATCTTCCTCGTGGATTAGTTCGTCAACAACGAAACTAGTAGTTGTACCATCTGCTGTGAATGTCTCTGTAGCAACTTTGCTCTTGCTTATCACGTACCTGTCAATTATGAATGATATATTTTTGAATAACAATGCCTTGTCCTTGATCCTTTTCTTGACAAGTTCTGCAGTTCCTGGTTTACAGTAGCATATCGGCACGGCCATAACATATCCTAGTGGTGCAAGATCACCGGCCTGTGTTGTTTTCATCCAAAGCGGCAGATAGTCCCATTCCTTGTGGCCTAAACTTTTCATTCTCGATCTCATATTTGCAACAGCATTAGGATATAATTTCTCAATAAACCCTAAATCTGCACTCAATTGGTTGGCGTACCTAACTTTAGATCCGGAAGTACTAAAAGAAAGGCCCCCGTCTGTTGTGATTTCGTATTCTACGTAATCCGCTGAAGCATTCATGCTAGAAGCTCGTGGCCCTAGCACAGGTTTTGCGATCGCATTTCGTAGATTTATGGAACTAGACACAGCAAGTCCGTTTTTGTTTACCATTGAATCTTTTACTTCAAGATACACCACCTCATATTTTATGGTGGTGCCTTCTTTAGCAACCGCTGTCTTCAAATTACCAAAGTAAAGTTTTTTTGGTGCGTGATTCTGTTCCATCTGTTGTTGGAATACTGTAAGTGTCTGTGCTTCTAGTCCAGACATCATGAGCATATCAGGTTTGACTTTCATTCCAAAATTACTATCCTCAGGTCTATAGATATATTCAGGCGAATTAATCTCAGGGTTTTGGGAAATGTTATAAAATATATTCTGATCAATCAGTGAAGTTGCATGTCCGTTCATGTTTCCATATTCTATCTGTGTGTATGGAATGTCTATGTTGATTGTGAATTCTTTTGATGATGCTAACGATTGATATTGATCGCTGACAGAGGCAGTGAACGTGTATGCCCTTGTAGAATCTGTGAAGTCACTAGGATCTATTGTTCCTATCAAGTGTCCCTGTCTAGAAAGTGTAATACCCGGTGGGAGAGTGCCTGCTGTTTTTGTGTAAGTTAATACTCTGTTTGTTTCTTCTGCCACCGCCTCTATAGACAATATACTGGGTACATCTGCTTTCAACGTTCCGATCACTGTTGGTGTTGTAAATGCAATACCTATGTCTATTTGACCTATCACTTTCATTGTGAATGTTTGATCAGTGAACACGTTTAAACTAGATGATATTGTCCTGTTTGCTCTGACAGTGAAGGTATAGGTAGTTTCTACTGCTGTTTGTCTGGCCAATTGTCCATAAAGTTCACCAGAGTTAATGTGTATGGAGACTCCTGGGGGCAAAGATCCAGAAACGATCGAGTATTCGAGATCGCCTTGTAAAGGATCAAAGTCCTCAACATCTATTTTTACTACTATTGCGTTGTCATGTCTAAACGTACCAAGGTCTGAACCTGTTCTGAAAACAGGTCTCCTGTTGGCCGTTAAATCCATTGTAAGGGCAGAACCATTCATTTCCGTTTTGTCTATGGTTATTGCTGTGTTTGAAACCCTCCAGAAATCTGCACTGTACACGAATATACTGTTGTTCTGTTCTACGAAACTTGTTCCATCAGAAACCCTAACTATGAAATCGAAATTCTTGCTTATACTTTTTGTTGTGACAGTCCTGTCGTATGTACCATCGAACTCGTCATCGGTACCAGTCCCGTCATATCCGCCACGTACTCCAAATCTTTCATCGTCCGTTAGTTGCACTATTCCTGATATCAATCCTGTTGATGACATTGTGACCCCTGGCGGCAACTCACCCTGCATTATTTCATACACCAGGCTCTGTCCTGCTTCGGTGTCTTGATCCGTGGCCTGCATCTGAAGGTTCACACTAGAACCATCTATTACCCAAAAAAGTCCAACACTGGTAGAATCATCAAGTTGCAGTTGTCCTGCCGCTGTTGTAAACACAGGAGCATCTGCTCCCTGCACGTCGAGTGAGAAAGTTCTATCTGTGATAGCGGTACCGGCCGTGGCTCGCACGACGAAGGTGTAAAGAGTTCTTTTGGCAACCTCAGCCGGAGTACCTGTCAGTAAGCCGTCTGTTGTGACCTGCATTCCTGCGGGTAGGCTTCCTGCTATCATGGAGTAAGTGATGGCCGTTGAATCGCTGGTATTCGCCTCCAGTTGGAGAGAATACGCGACTTGTTCGTCTATAGTTGCAATTTTACCTGCAGTGGTAGACCACACTGGTGTTGCCATTAAAACTTACTCCTTACAAGGGTATTTATTGGAAGTTACTGACTATTATTCTGTGTACGAATCCAGTGTTCTAGGGTTTGTTTGAGGCTTTCACGCTCAATCTTATCAGATGTACGTCGTATGGCTTCCTCCAAGCGTCGTATCTCGGAATGTGTGGACTTAGGCCTATTACGGTCTTTGTAACGTTTTCTCATTGTTGTCCGGTGGGACTGTTTATGTTTGTTTTACTATTACGATGCGTTAAAATAAGGCACTACGTACTCTGTACCTGAAACCTTAATTCTCAGGTAACCAACAGGTCTGATTTCATTTGCAGAATCAAGTGGCAAGTGCGTTGCGGCTCCGACTGCACCAACAGTTGTCTGGGTATCAGTCCTAAAGTCTATTAAACCTGTTCCGTCTGTGTCTAATTGTAAGTCAGCATTTGAATTGTGTGTTGTAATTGTATTTGCTGTAATAGATACTTCTTCCAACACAACCGATCCTGTACCATTTGCTTCGATTATTACGTCATGATTTGTAACAGATGGACTGATTTTTGCTACTGGTCCTAACTTCATTTCTGAGTCTACGAAGACTGTGTGGGCCGTTAATATCGAAGGAACGTTCACTGTGTTACCACCAAGTGTAATTGATCCTGTGCCGTTGGGATTGATCAATATTGCACCATTACTGTTTGTTGCAACAATGGCATTAGCATCAATCCTGATGTTGTCAACTACTAATTGGCCTGTGACATTTATGTCACCTGTTACTGTTTGCCCAATAGTCGTCATTGCACTCTTAACATCAACAACACCTGTGCCGTTGGCCTCAAGTTCTAAGTTGGCATTTGAGGCGAATGTTGAAACTTTATTATCTTTGATCCTAACCCCGTCTGCATCCAGTTGTGTTGTTGTTATGTTATTTGAATTGCTTATGTCAGCAGTGGTCAAAGTTCCAACTACTGTTGTGTTTGGAATAATCCTGACTATTCCTGATCCTGATGCGTCTAATTCCAAGTTAGAGTCTGATGCATTACTTGTAACCTTGTTGTCATCTATTGTGACACCGTCGATCGCAACTGCTCCGGTCATTGTTGCCGCGTTTATTGTAGGGTTGGTCAATATTTTGTTTGTAAGTGTCTGTGAACCTGTCAATGTTGCAACTGTTGAGTCGATTGCGAATGTGACTGTGTTACCTGTACCTGCTGTTGTGATACCCGTACCGCCTGAAAACTGTAGAGTCTCCGAGTCAAGGTCTATGTTTAATGCTGTTGAATCGTCACAAGCGAAATCTAAGTCCTGTGCCGTAACCGTTGCGTCAACGTATGCTTTAATAGATTGTTGTGTGGCTAACTGTGTTGCACTGTTAGTGCCCATGCCGTCCTCATCTAAAATACCTGTAACAGTTGCTCCTGTTGCCAAGGCTAAAGATGTTCCTACTGTTAGAGTAGATCCTAGAGTGGTTGCACCAGACACATTTACGGTGCCTGTCGTCTGAATGTTTTCTGCAATCGTTATTTGGGTTGAGTCTTGAGAACTAATAGTCGTACCATTGAACTCCAGTGCACCAAGGAATATACTACCAGTGCCATTTGGTGTGAATGTCATGTCACCGTTTGTTACACCAGTTGTTATTGCGAAATTGTTAAGATTTAAATTTGCATCTAGTGTGTTGATGTCATTATCACTACCGTATAATTCTACGAAGTTGTCATTGATTTTATCAAATGCTGTTCTTAATGGATCACCTGTACCGTCGTTAGCACTGGATCCTATGTTGATTGCTTGTCTTGCCATGTTTTATAATTCCTTTTGTTGTAGGTATTTATCGTTAATTCTATAAACCTAATGTAATTATTAGATGTCTAATGCTATACGTTGGAGTTTGAACACAACGCTATTATCGGTAATGTTGGTTACCTTGACTTGTACATCGTCACCACTTATTCCAACCGAGTAGGTTGATAGGCCCGTTGCGTAATCACTGACTGAGCCAAACGTTGTGATGTAAGCGTCTGTTCCATCGTGGGTCACGTTTGCCTCTATAAATTCGTATCTGCTGTTTGAGGCATCCGTGGCAGATATGAAGTATTTTGCACTTCTGTAAACTGTTTTATCGAATGTGTTTAAAACACTAGTGGTCGAGCTGGACACTGTTGTGGCGGCATCTGCAATGTCTGAATTATTTAAAGTGGCTCCAGCAGTGGCAAATGAAAGCACTCCAAGACCGTTAGTGGTTATAAACTTGCCCGCCGTGTCGTCTGCAGTTGGGAAAGTGAAACCACTTATTGTCACTCCACCCGTTCCGCTACCTTTCAACTCTAGATTGGCGTTTGATGCATTGGTTGAGATTGTGTTGTCTGATATGATAACCCCGTCGATGGTTAAACTTTCAGTTGTTGCCAATGTCGTGAACGTTCCCGCCGCCGGTGTTGATCCACCTATGACTGTGTTATCAATGGTACCACCAATTATTTCTGGAGCAGTCATGACAACTTTTCCACTTCCGTTTGCTGAGATCTCAAGGTTTGCGTTGGAGGCGTTTGTTGTAATTGTATTGTCTTTGATTCTTACATAGTCAACATCCAGTTGTCCTGTTATTGTTTCGGTTCCTGTTACATCAACGTTTCCAACAGTGGTGATCGCCGCTGTTGTTAATCCTGACGTTACTTCAACTGTTCCAGAACTTGCTCCTGATAATTGTAAGTTAGAGTTTGATACTGTTGTTTTGATTAGGTTGTCCGTGATGTTTATGTTGGAGTCAATTGTTAGGTTTGAAATGACCACCGTTCCAGTGCCTCCGGGTGTCAAATTCAAGTCAGCGTTCGAACTTGTACCTATTGTGTTATCATTGAATGTTAAATTGTCAATTGTTGTTGTTCCTACCAAACTTGTTGCGCCGGTAACATCTAAAGTTGAAAGAGTGGTTAATCCTGATGGTACTGCCAATGTGGAACCTAGGTTGGCGGCACCTGACAGCGTTGATGTCCCTGAAACATTTATAGTTCCGTCAACAATCAGTCCGTCATTGATGTTAATTGATGTGGAATCATCAGAAAAGAAAGATGTTCCTTTTATTTTGATTGCACCAAACACCACCGAACCTGTCCCGCTAGGTAGCAGGTTTATGTCATCATTGGATCTAGTTCCTACGATGTTGTTGTCGTCGATCTTTATAGCAGGAAATGAAACTGCACCAGTACCCGCTGGTTTGAAAACAATGTCATCATTTGATCTTGCGGCACTTATTTCGTTGCCTGTGAATAAAAGTGTCTCACTAACACCAGGTGCGGCATATAGCTCAGCGAAATTTTCATTCACCTTGACCATTGCGGCTCGTAGATTATCTCCCGTCCCGTCGTTCGCGTTTGTTCCTATGTTTAGTGACTGTTGTGCCATGTTAAACTTTCATTGTCCTTTTAACCACTGTAACCGTGTGTGTGTTAGTATTACTTATCGTGCCTCTTAATCTCACATCGTCACCACTTATGTCTGCGGTGAATTCCACTAGATCACTGGTGTGGTTGGTTGCCCTACCAAAACTGGACAAATACACATTTGTGCCGTCGTGCATAACATTGACGTCCAGTGTTTCGTAAAGTCCGAGTGCGCCACTGCTTGGGTCACTGATCGATACATGGTATTTGGCACTCCTGAATAAGGTCTTGTCAAATGTGTCAAGTGTCGCTACAGAACTTGGACTTCCTGCCGTTCTTGTGAGGGCTACCCTGTAAATATTAACCGTGGTGTCTGTGTTTTGCAGACTGTTCTCTGCTCGCAATTCCACGTTACTGCCGTTGTGTGCGGCCGTAAAATTCATCAATGGCGTGGTGGTCGAATGAGTGCTAATGTTTGCACCTTCTTGTAAAATATATGGTGCTGTACCGTCAGACACAACCATTAGTTCTGCTATCTGAGATTGACTAGCCGCATTTTTTCCTACAACGATATAGTTTGCCAACTGGACTCCTGAGTATCCAAATGTGTCAATCACATCATATAGGAATGCATCTTCCGCCTTGAGGTGTATTCTGAATGCGTTTACAGTGGTACTACCACCTGCAGTTGATGCCGCACTTAGAGTAACAGTGCTTGAACCATCATGTGCCGCACTAAGAGTCAACATTGGCGTTGACTTGGATGATACATAGTTGGCATGTGACACAAAAGCGGTTGTGCCATTAGTTATAACTGTGGCTTCTTGTATTTCCGAAGTGCCTTCAGATGCGTTCCTAGCCACGACGACATAATGAGCACCAGTGAATTCTGTGTCTACGAAAGTGTCTATGGCCGTGGCCGAACTTGAAACTGTTGATGATGCCATTGTGCTGAAGTCTGTTCCACTTGATCCTGATTCACTGTCTGCTAACCTTACCCTGTAGAATTTCATTTTGATGTCCGCTGATGTTGGAGTGGCTAGCAATCTAAGATTGGATCCACTGATGTCCGCCGTCAAGGAGATGAGACTGTTATGGCTGTTGTGTTCGTTAAAGGATGAAACGTAAGCATCTGTACCGTCATGAACTACCAGGCATTCTATGTTGGATATGTGACCGTTGATGGTGTCATCCGCGGAAATGTAATACTTGGCACCTCTGTAATCAGCGTGTGCGAAACTGTCTAGCGTTGTTGTGTTGTCCGCAGGTGCTTTTAACCTTACTGCATAAGCACTAACTGCCGTTGAAGCACCTGACGTTGAACTTGCCTTGACACTGACCGTGCCTCCCGAAATAGTGGCAGTAAGTTCCAACATGTCTGTGCCTTTGGTGCTGACATTGGGACCTTGAGCTATAAAAACTCCTGTGCCGTCTGTCACCACACTGGCCTCACATATAAATTTCTCATCGGCACCGTTCTGTCCGCAAACAACATAGTGTACAGCATCGGTGTCACTGGATTGGAAAGTGTCAAAAGTTGTTGCTGTACTCGATGTGGTGACGTTTCCTATAACCTTCCTTGTGCTGTCAGTGGTTGCCTCGTCTGATTCTGTGTCCGCGAACGCCACTACCCTGTTGACAATGACCTTTGTGCTGGCACCTGACGTTGCAGAACCTCTCAGCCTAACAGTATTAGAATCTATATCTGCTGTTAATGTGATTAGACTGTTGTTGCCTGAGAAGTGCTCGTTGTATGACGTGATGTACGCATCGGTGTTGTCGTGCGTGATCAGGCATTCTATGTTGCTGGTTTCGCCTGTTGATTGATTTCTTACATTTATAAAATATTTTGCCGCGGCGTGTGGAGCCTTCGTGAACCCATCAAGGGTAACCACACTGCTGTCTATGATTGACACATGCATGATATCATGCACTAGTCCTAGTTCTCCAACGTAGCCTGTGGAATCACTGTCTCCGATTCCTACCCTGTAGTACGCCATTGTGTTTGATGGTGTGACGGATGAACCATCACTATCTGTCATTCTTAATCTTATTTTAGATGAACTGTCATCCGCTGTTACCATGTCGGCATCGAATGTTGGATGAGTATCACCCACATCTGATCTAGCCACTGCTGATGATGTTACGAAAGCGTCATTAAAATTGTGTAGCAGAGAAACTTTCTGTGTCTCAAAACTGCCGTTGGCCACATCCTTAGTCACGACATGGTACAATGCACCGTTGAATTGACTTGCAGTAAAGTCAGCGGCTGTTCTTTCAGCGGCAACACTTCCTTGCAAGGTTCCTTCTGCTATGACATGATCTATCACTGTTTCGTTGTTACCTCCCGCAGTGACACCTGCGTGTGTTCCTATGTTTCCTGATGTTGCAGTGGTAGTGTTTGGACCAAGTCCTATTGCATAATACTTTAAAGAGTTTTCTATTGTTGTTGACCCATCACTCTGACCAGTTGCTTTTAATTCTACATTGGATCCGTTGATGCCAACGTCAAAGGCACTGATGTCATTCATCTCACCTGATTTAATAATATGACTGTCTGTGACACCCGCCGCTTCGGTGCTTCCGTCTGCACTGACACCGTGATTTAAACTCAACTTGTTCATTATAAATTCGTTGTTGGTGCTGTCCTTCTGGATCATGTGATAGAAAACACTATCGAAATCTGATTTTGCCCATGTATTGATCACTTTCTGTGAGGCCATGTCTGGACTTGCTGTTCCCCTGAAACTGTCTGTGTTGATTGTTGTTGATGCTGTGTTACTGACTGTTTGTGCACCAATGATCTTTTCAAGGCTATTAATTGTTGAGTCTGATTCATTGTCTGCCAACAGTATCCTGTACATTGTGACTCTGCATGTTCCGGCAGTTCCGTTGGCACCTCGTAGCCTTACATCACTTCCGCTTATGTCTGCTGTGAATGTTGCTAATTCTGTGTTGCCGGAATTGGTTGAAAATTTGTTGTATTCTTGTATGAAAGCATCAGAACCATTATGAACTATAAGCAGTTCAGCGTTCATTACTTCATTTGTGGTTGTGTTGTTCACTGACACATAATATTTTGCACCTCTATAACTTGCATGAGCCCATGTGTCTAAGTTTGCTATCGCCGAGTCAAGGTCTGCTGTTACTTTTGTGGCCACGTTGCCGTCTGTGTATCCCGATGAGTCATTATCTCCCAATCCCACTCTAAAAAATGTCAATGCGTTGAATGTTGATTTGGTTGATCCATCTGCCAGTGTGCCTGCCTGTCCTTTGAATCTTACCTTGGCTACTGCACTCCTTATATCACTAGATGTGGCGATTATCTCATCGTTGTTATTTGTCTTGACGATCTGTGATGTACCATCAAAGGCATCAAATGTGCTACCATCCGTGGTTCCTTGTGCAATGGTTGTTTTGAATCCTGCATACTCGATAGAACTGTCAGCGGCGTCATATCTCTGCAAACAAAGATACCATGCACTGTCATATTTTGATTGGTCGAATTGATCTAACACACTGTCACTGCCGGCACCTATGTTCTCGTGTCCACCAGTGGCTGTGTTTGCATCTAATTCTGTTAGGCTTGAAAATCCGATTGTGTTCCTTGCGTCCTGTATGTCTGACTGTCCAAGCAATAATGGAGCAGTGAACCACGCCAACTGACCGTTTCCGTCTGTCCTTAACAGTTGTCCTGTGTTTCCATCTGAGTTAGGCAAGTTAATGCCCCCAGTGATCAAGTTTCCGTTGATGTTCACGTATCCCGATCCGTTGGCGGCAAATTCGAGATTGTCATTTGATCTATTTGCATTGATGGTGTTGTCCGTTATTGTGACCCCGGCCGCATCGAACGAAGTGTTTGTAAATGAGAATGAAGTGAAGTGCCCGGCCGCTGGTGTTGTTCCACCTATCACGATGTTGTCTACTGTGGTGCCAGTTATTTGAACTTTGTCCATAACAGGAGTTCCACTTCCATTGCCCGTTAGCTCAAGGTTGGCATTGGACTCGTCTGTTGTTATGTTGTTGTCTTTAATCTGTATTCCTTCAACGTCAAGTTGTCCTGTTATTGTTTTGTCACCAGTGATGTCAACGTTGCCTGTTGTCGTCACGGCGGCTGTCGTAAGTCCGGTTATGATCTCCACAATTCCGGAACCATTCGGAGTCAGCACCAGATTGTCATCGGATCTTGTGACCTTTATCACGTTGTCTGTGAGGTTAACGCTGGAGTCTATGGTAAGATTACTTACGTTGATGACCCCCGTTCCTCCCGGTGTCAAGTTAAGGTCAGCGTTCGAACTTGTTGCGATGATGTTGTCGTTAAAAGTGAGGTTATCTATTGTTGTCGTGCCCGCGAAAGATGACGCACCAGACACGGTCAATGTAGAAAGTGTGGTTGCACCCGTGACATCCAGTGTAGAATTCATTGTGACCGCAGATGATAGAGTAGGAGCACCTGCGTTCAGTGTTCCGTCCACATCTAGGTTTTCATTTATATTAATAGTTGAGGAGTCTGTGCCTATTATAGACGTTCCTGAAAATCCTATACCGTCTATGATAACTCTACCAGCGCCGCTGGCCGAAATTATTAGGTCATCATTTGACCTGGTCAGTTTGATGTTGTTGTCTTCAATCGTGAGAGAAGGAAACACAATATTTCCTGTGCCCGCTGGCTTGAGCACTATGTCCGCATTTGAAGACTCGGATGTTATATTATTGCCTCTGAATTTTATATCGGCGGCCTGTATCGGCTGTGCATAAATTTCGTCAAAGTTGGCGTTGATCTTACGGCCGGCATTCCTGATAGTGTCGCCGGAACCATCATTAGCGTTTGCTCCTATGTTGATGATCTCCTGGGCCATTTACTATCCTGTGCTTATTTTTAAATCATTGCCGTTACGCCATAATTTGCCAGCAACGTTAGGGTCACTGGTTGGAATACTGCCGGTTAAAAAGATAGATGCTCCATCAAGTTTTACTGCACCTGTTCCTGAAGCGGCA